CAGCTCGCTGAAGTTGCTGTTCGTGTACTGGAAAGCCGTACGCAGCGGCGTTCCCGTCCCGTCATTGGGGGACGTTCCGACATTGATGGTTTGCTGTGCCATATCGAATTAAATGGTTTGGTTTCGGGTTACAGAAATTCGGTCATGTCCGCCGTGATGATCGTGCTATCAGCCGTTATCACCGTGTTATCCGCCGTGATATCCGCATTTCCGCCAAGAGTCGCAGCCTCCCAGAGTAGGCCAATCTCCAGCAGATTACGCTCGCGCGGACTCTTGCACGAAGCGCCGTAAGCCTCAGAAATCAGGCTGTAGGCTTGTTCGCAGGAGATGGTAGCCATATCAGATGATGATGAACCAAGCGGTTCCGTTGCTCATAACCGTCACGCCAGCCCACTGAGAACTCAGCGTGTACGTCGTCGCACCGTCAATTGTCTCAGACGCGTAACCGTCAACAACCACGTTGTTCGCACCGGCATTGATCCGCTTGAACACATAGATCCGACCCGGAACCAGCGCAGCCGGAGGCAACGTAACCGTCACCGCGCCAGCCGTTGAATCACAGAGCAGGAGATAATCTCCACTCTGAACATTCCCCGTCGTCTCAACGCTACGATACGTTCCGCGCGTCGCGCCACCGCCCTGGAGATACGTCGCAATGCGATTCTCCAGAGCCAGCTTGGCCAGCTCAACCTCCCACGGAGAACGACATCCCAGCGACGCCGCCTCATTGATCAGCGTCTCAGCCTCATCGCATGTGATAATCGCCATATCGTTTTTCCCCAATTATCAGGCCATCGGACCAGCGCCGCGTCGCATCACCTCGGCGATGAAACCGCCGCCGCCGGGAGCAGACTCCTCCATCTCCTCACCCTCCTCGTACTCACCACCCTCGCGGTCGGCCATCTTCTTGCCTTTTGACTTCTTCTCGTAGCCAGGAATCGCCATGCCATCAATCTCGATGACCTCAGCCTTTCCGCCCTTGCCGAGAACGATGGTTGCCATCGTCTGGAAAGCCTCGCCTTCCTTCAGGTTCTCGGGAATTTCAACGCCTTCGGGGATGGTAAAAACCGGCATGAAGGGAGCATCACGCCATGGGCATTAGTGTCAAGGCTAATGCGCTACGCGAAAAACCCCCCACCAGCCTTTCGAGCCGATGAGGGGTTGCCTCGTGTAGAGGCATCGTAAACAACCAACCTACGAGTCAATCCGGTCGATACGTTCGTCCGATGATGCGTCGATGGCAAGGGGCATTTTATCGCTCTTGAGCAAATTCTCCAGCGCCTCAAGCGGTTGCAGATTCGTCCAATGACTCAAGCCCATAACCTCCTCGGGCGTCGTTCCGCTGGCCAATGGAATGCGATGATCGACATGCCAATGACTGCCGTAATTCTCCCAGGTCATCCCCGGCTTGAACTGCTTCTCCAGATGAGAGCGCAGGAAATCAGGCGTACACCCGACAATCTCGAACGTGGCCGACCGTCGAGTTTTCTTACTGCCGAGATAGGCGCGGACTGAGCCGCGAATGGCGTCTTTGAGGCGCATGAGCGGGTCGTTGCGACGGCGTTCGCGGAGTTTGTCGTTCAGTTTCTGACGGTTAGCTTGCGCGTATTTCCTGTTCCATCTACGCGCTCGTTCTCGGTTGGCGGCGCGGTATTCGTTCTGCTTGATCTTGAGATACTCCCAGTTGTCGATTCGATACTGCTTGTTGTAGGCGTCAAAACGCTCTTTGTTTTTGCGGTAGTTTTCGTTGGATTTCTGTTTGTAGTACTCCTTGTTCTTCTCGTACTTCTCAGCCTGCTTGATGCGGATAGCCTCCGCGTTCTCTGTCGTGTATCTGACCAGACGCTCCTTATCGTTGGCCATCTTCTCCGCGAATCGTTCTGGCGTTAGCCACTGATATCGCTTGTTTCCATCCTTGTCCTTCCAGGTGTAACCCCAGCAGACAAGCCCATCCTCGCGTACGTCGCCACGTTTTGGTTCATTGTCCATGCGATGTGAAAATACACCATACGATCAGTCCGTCAAGCGTGGACACAAAAAATCCGCAAACCCTTTCAGATCTGCGGATTCTTGAGGAAATCAGCTACTTTTTAGGAGCAGATGATCTGGGTCAAAGCTCCCGTACACCGACGGAAGATGATGGTCATTCCTTGGTTAGTGAAGACGGGTTCAGACGCGTGAATGAACTCAGCGTAATGCTGACCCTTCTTCTCCAGAGGATCGGCGCAATCCACATCGAGCTTGTAGGCACCAGTCACCCACTGCCACTCGCCCATGTAGTTGGTCGGCATCCAGCTCAAGTCGCCAACCCGATTCACGGGGCGGACGATGTGAGACTTGAAGACGTACGGGGTGACGATGAACGCAGCCTCGTACGGAGCGGTCGTCCAGCTCGGGTTGACGCTGAACACTGTACCCTTGGTGCCGCTGGAGCTGGTGAACGGCTGAACCAGCGTGTACTTGCCACCGGCGTAGGTGAAGCGGGGCGGGAACAGATTCGGCACATGCCGGAAGTTCTTGATGACCCGATTCGCACCAATGCGCTTGAGCAACTCCGCACCAGCGCCGCTGCCCTGATCGGCATAGCGCAAGTCATCGCGGAACGCGGGGTTGTTCTGGGCGATGCGCTGCGAAGCCTCCAAGCCGATGTACAGCGGGAAGATCGGACCGTCGCTGCTGTAGCTGATGAAACCGGAGCTATCAGGATTGGTAGCACCATTGCGGATCAGCGTGGCGGCGGCGACATCCAGCATCTCCTGAGTCAGCTCGGAGGTGGACTGATTCAGAGCCTGACCGGCGGAACCGGCCTGAATCCAGGGGAACTCATTCACGCCAGACGGAATCGTCTCGGTCTGGGTGAAGCTCGAATCGGCAATCGCCTTGATGGCGAACTTGGCGAAGGTGTTCTGATAGCGAGTCTCCCAAGTGCGCTGAGCGCGGATCGAGAGCTTCTCCAAGTACACACGCAAGAACGCCTCGACGCGATGGTCGAAGGTCAGATCGTCCTTACACAAGAGCGGACCTTTGAGGGCGAAACGCTCAGGACTCCAGGTGACGGCATTGTAGCCGACCGGAACGTCATTGTAGGTGACATCGCAAGCGCCACCGTTATCGCCGGGGTTACCGCTGGCGAGCGTGATGGCCGACCACTCCTCAGCCGCAGTCGGCTCAATTGAGGTGGTGGTGAACGAGGTCTGGGTCAGACCCGTACCCTGAGGATACTCGCCGCGCTCAATCATGTTGAGCCACATCGAGCGATACGAGGCGCGTTTATAGACGTCCTGCGCGAGCGACTCGGTAGCCACCGCAAAGGCGTTGAAGACATTAGGACAAGACATGAGATTATGAAATTAAACCGACGTTATCTGCGTTATGGTTGGCCATCCATCCACCACACGGTGGCTGATTATCCAACCTGCTACATGCGGAGTGTCATTGCCGCTTAGACGGTTTTGCGATGGATGACCAATCCGCCGCCTTGCTTAGGGTCGATGCGCGCACTGACGCATAAGAATGTCTACTAAGTCAATCAGAATTAGTAATTGGCTGGAAGATCGTCCGTCAGCTCTGACTGCTCCGCCATGTACGAGCTGTAGCCTTTGAGTAGGCCAAGTTTGTGAGGTTGGATGATATGCTCCTTCGCGATGACTCCACGGAATGTGTACGGACCTGGAAAGGTTCCTGTCATCAGAGCGTAGAAGTCCACTCCGTCGGTTTTCGATCCTTTGCGCGCATCGACCAGTAGCTTCCCATTGTCGTACTTGGTCGTTTTGACATCGATGCGGAATCCCGGCGGAGGCGGGATGACCGCGTCATAGAGCGGATGCGGAGGCTCGCGGTCGGTATCAATGTCGGGATACACATTGAACAGGCGACAGAAAGCCAGCTCGCCAGCAATACCCTCAAGATCGACCGTATGCGGATCTTCCGCGCTGATCTTTAGATTCGTAACGTTGAAATAGCGGTTATTGCCATTTCGATTCTTGGCGACGTAATGGGCCAGCTTCTGCTCTGCTGTCGATAGAAATACTTTTTGACCGATTTTGATTTTGTTTATCATGGTCAAAAAGGTGGAAAATTTTTGAGGGGGGTATCGTAAACGAAGCCCACCCGCAAAGGGGGTGCCACCCTCTACGTCAAAAAGTGTGCCAACCCCTAGGAAAAACAATCCTTTTCTGTCATTAGCTCATCTAATCCAGTCCATTAGCCCGCCCGTCTTGCACAATCACTGTTATATTTACTTCGTTTCGGATTCGCTCGTCACGTTCACTTCGAATGATCGATCCGGCATCGATCCGAGTAAATTGATCGACACAGACGCCGCTTCCCCTTGTTCACTCCATCCGAAAACCAAAGCGGACCGCTTGGCAACGCTTCCAAGGATAGTCTCTCTCACGCTTTCGTCTTTTATCCCGTCCAACGAATAGCTGTCGATGCGTTCCAACGTGCTGGCGGCATCGGCTGCTAGGCGATTCCTGACAAGAGCCGAGAGCGTTTCTAAGCTTTCGGTTTTCTTTTCAATGCAAACCGTTTGCATTTCCTTTTTGACCTTTGTAACACCCTCTAAGCTTGCCCGTTTGCAAAGAGTCGTTTTGTTTACCTTCAATTTGTCTGCGATAGCGTCCCATTCCATTCCGGCAAGATAGAGGCTACATGCCCTTTGCCAGACTTCCTTTGGCATTCCCATTCCGGCAAGCTATCGGGACGCAAGGAATCCGGCAAGGAATCGATCTTTACACCGTCAAGATACCGCATTTCCCCCCGTAAAATCAGGCCTTTTCCCCCTTCCTAAAAATATTTTTACTTTTCTTTTGACTTCCTTTTCCGTTCCCCCTAGTCTTTCCGCCGTGAAAAGCACCCTGCGTCAAAAAATCCTTAGCCTAGCCTTCCAAGCCTTGGCATACGCTGTCGTTTCCTACGTTTTCTTCCTGATTTTCTTCAAATCCCAATTCTAAAAACCCATGACCAAAAACCTCCTATCCATCGACACCAACGCAAAGACCGTCAAAGGCCAAAAACGTGGCTTCATGACCGGCATTCTGTATCTTGCACCTGACCGTGTTTCCGGGCTTTTCAACGCATGTCCCAACGCATCCGATGGATGCCGAAACCTTTGCCTATACTACGCCGGACGCGGCGCATTCAACAGCGTTCAGCAAGCGCGGACAGCCAAGACCATTTTCTACGTCAAAGACCGCGAAACCTTCCTTGCAACGCTGACCGAAAACGTGGCTTCGGTCATCCGTAAGGCCAAGGCCAAGAAAATGACCCCGGTCATCCGATTAAACGGGACATCCGATATCGGATGGGAACGCTACACGGTCATCCAAGCGTTCAAGAAAACCCGTTTCTACGACTATACCAAAAGCTTTGCGCGTATGGTGGCCTTTCTAGATGGAAAGCTCCCGTCCAATTATTCCCTGACCTTTTCACGCTCCGAAGCCAACGAAAGCCAATGCCTCGAGGTTTTGAAGCGTGGCGGCAACGTGGCGGTCGTTTTCCGAAAGGCCTTGCCGACGCATTGGAACGGATATCCGGTCATTAATGGCGACGAAAACGACCTCCGATTCTTAGATCCGAAGGGTGTCGTTGTGGGCCTGACAGCCAAGGGTAAAGCAAAGTCCGACACCACGGGCTTTGTCGTGGGTTAAAGCAACGTGTCAGCCTATGCGAAAGCGTAGGTTGACGCGTCTCTTCAATCTCAATCTCAATCAATCAAAACTCAATCCATCAAATCCAATGATCAACCGATACCCCGGCCAATGCGTCCAATGCCACGAATACGTTCCCTCAGGCCTTGGCACCGTCACCAAACGCAACCGCGCATGGCGCATAGATTGCAACGCATGCACCGGCCGCATGCCCGAAAACTCCGGTCTTGTATGCGTCAAACTATCCTCCGGTTGGACAGGCACGCGCAATGCGCGCGGCCGCTGCGAGGATGCGCCGTGTTGCGGGTGCTGCACTTTCTAAGTCTCAAAACCCAACGAATAAAACACCATATGACACACTGGACATTTGAAACGATAGAATCGGCCGTCGACTTTTCGCGCTTATTTAATCAATGGGGCGCGCGCCGGAATAACGGGTCGACGATAGCCTTTCGCGACGGAAAGACCGTCACCCTGCGGCCGGAGTTTGACTCCAAGGAAACACGCCGCGAATTCCTTTATCTGAAAGGATTTTTCGAATGAAACTTGTCGAATTCCTACGCGCGCGCGCCTTTGAAGAGCCTTTCATCATGCATGCCGAAAAGTGGCAGTTCGTCACGATCAGACGCGCGGACGGGGCGGAGGACATTGGCGTCTACCGCTTCGCGACGGACTTGTGTTACGACTACGCAGACTTTCGCGCGCTCTTCAACCTAGCCTAAACCATCAAATCAAAACCATCATGCAGGCAATCCACACAAAATATCTTCCCGCAACCGATAGCAACGGTTCACGCATTAAAGCAAAGTGTGCGCGCGGTTCTATCGTGATTCCATTCCCGCACGAATTGACAGGCGACGAAACCCACCGCGCGGCAGTTCTCGCGCTTGTGACTCGTTTCCTAGATGAAGATTCGGCCAAAGGCAGGCCCCGCGAAACCAATTTTTGGAACCGCACTTTCGTAAGCGGTTCGCTCCCCGACGGTTCGATGGCGCATGTTTTCCTAAGCTGACCGTTGACCCATCCTCCGCGCATCATGCGAAAGCGTGGTGCGAAAGGGTAGGCCAATCTATCCGCAACCAATCCCAAAGCATGAAAACAATCCATCAAATCATCCGCGAAATCCAATTCTTCGACCCTGCCGTCCGCGCATTTGACGCGCATGATCTGCCGCAATCCGTCCGCGCGTACCTGCACCACAACTACCGCATGGACGCGCGCCTGACGGACGATGAGCAGCAACTTGTTGAAACCTCATTCGAACATTTCGCGGACAATCTGCGCGAATCATTTCAAGACGACCCAAGGCCTGACGCGACTCGCTTCTATCTGTTCGATGACCTCAGCCTTTACGTCCGCACCAACGCCGGACCGGAATTATGGGCCGACGCGCAGGTATTTGTAGTGGAACGCATTCTCCCCAACATGCGCCTTTCGCGCCTGGAGGCTGATTTGATGCGTGAAATCGGCATGGACGATCAGGTCAGCGAGGTCCGAGACGACTTCTATTCCTCCTTCGCGCAGATCCTGAACCGCGACTGCGGAATCCCGCATTGCGACGCGCGCGAGCATTGGAACGCCTATGCGCGCCAGCTAGGCGACTCCGCGTGCGAAAGCATCGTCCTTGGCGGCGGCGAATCAGGCCGCGCGGAAGGCAT